TAAAAGCCCTTTGACTGGTAATTTTTGCAGACGATACTCTTTTGTGTGCAGATAACCGTCTGGAGTTAAAAAGCCGGGGAAAAATGCTTGGAACTTGGCCCCGTTAATATCGACAACCCCGGCATGATCGGCGTAATGATAAACATTGGAACCGTCTTGTAAGTAATATGTCCGCGACTCGTCTACCGTGTCGCCCGTTTGGAATGGAATGACTTGTTTCATTTTTCACATTTTTAAACCGCCCAATGCGGCATGAATTCAAAGTGTCACATTTGCACCGTTGATGTCAACAAAGTTTTTTTAATTATTTTCACCAAGACCCATTTAAGCCCCGTTTTTATTGGTTAAAATTAATGAAAAAAAAATTTGACTAGGGCGGATAGCCGCAAAGAATGGGCGTCAGTTTTTAATGGTTTTGCATAGTTTTAATGGGTAATAAAAACTCAGGGAATTATAAAATATCCACCGAAACAAAGGCGGATATTTTGGCCGATCTGAAAGCCGGGCATGGCATACTTGAAACGGCGGCAAAATTTGACGTTTCAAAAAGTACGGTTCAAGTAATCAGAGAGAAAAACAGGGACGACTTACCCCAATGGAAACGTCGCACGGCCAAGAGAATGATGAACTTGGTTGAAGATTTATTAGAAGATATACAAAATAATTATGAAGAAATAAAGCCCGGCAGTAAATCCATTACATTAGGCATTCTACTTGACAAACTAGGCGCGTTGAATGGTGAGGCCGGGCAAACCGTGGAACACCGCCACTTGCACATTGACCATCGGGACGTCAACAGTCTCCTATCGGATAAAAACACCGCTGGAAACACGCCAAACACTAAAGAAAAAGACAGTAGGCCAGAAACACGGCACACTCCGACCACGGCGGCAGATATAATTGACATCACGCCGCAAAAAGAATCACCACACGAATCACAGACGGGGGGAGGGGGTTCGCGTTGATCGCCTCGCCTTGCTACATAATGGGTTTTAGCGTCATAAAAATTTTTACAAAAAGGCGATGAAGGAGACAGAACTTGCAGCATTCCTCGGAGTACCACGGCAGCAGATAGTCGCAGTCCGCAAGGCAAACCCCGAACACACATTCAAGGTAGGCCGGGCAATCCACTGGACATCAGACGGCAAAGCCTTCCTCTACAAAGAACTCGGACTGGATAAGCCGCTGGAACCCGAAACCCCAAAAGAAACAACCGCAACCACTGAACGCTGTTATTTCCCAAACCGCCATCTGGTAGAAGCCAAACTCAAAGACGGCAAAATAATTCTAGTCCGCGTAAAAGACTCACATATGTACGTCCCAAAAATGGAAATACCCATAAAACCGGACGGCAACGGCTGGACAGTTACGCGGCATCCGAAGCGGCGGGGCCGAATATGAACGAGCAACGGCAGGAAGAAGCCTTTCGAGACGCGCTGGTTGACCTAATCCAACGCTTCTACGACGAATTTGATCTTACCTATTCGCAGATGCTTGGCGCACTGGAACTTGTTAAGGCCGACATGGTGGCGGACTGCAACGACTATGTGACTGTGCCGATGTTGGAGGAAGCACTGGATTCCGAAGAAGAAGACGACGAAGACCCGCCAAACATACCGGAATAATGGCTTTCACCCCCACACCACATCCAGTGCTTGTCGTGCCGTCGCAGGACAAAATTCGTTCGTTTGTGGAGCGCGGGGAAGAAGGCACGGCGGAACTGGCCCGCATACTGGAGCAACGGGAAGAACTAATCCGACTGGAGAAGGAAGACCCATACCGCTACGGGTATGAACCCCCACACTGGAAAGATGCCGACGAACTCTGGAAAGGCTGCGGCGAACTTCTAATCCAAGGAGGCAATCGCGCTGGAAAGTCAGAATTTGCCGCCAAGCGCATCGTGCAAATGATGACGGCAAAGAAAGGCGCGAAAGTATGGGTACTAGGAATGACGGCACAATCCAGTATCCGCGACCAGCAACAACTGATTTACAAATACATACCGACCGAGTGGAAGAACATTAAGAAGGGCAAAGTTCAGAATGTGAGTTTTAGCCAGAAAAACGGCTTCACCGAAAACACGTTCATTCTCCCAAATGGCTCGCAATGTTGGTTTATGAATTATAGCCAAGAAATGCGAGTGATCGAGGGTGGCGAAGTGGACATGATCTGGTGTGATGAGCTTGTGCCATTGACTTGGATTGAGACGCTGCGATTTCGGCTGGTTACGCGGGCATCAAGCCACGAACTATCTGGTCGTTTGCTACTCACCTTCACCCCCGTTGATGGATACACGCCGACCGTGAAGGAGTATTTGTCTGGATTTAGAGTGCTGGAAACGCGCCCAAGTCCGCTTCTCCCCGACACCGTAAATGTGCCGGGATGTCCCGCTGGAACCATGCCGTACACGGCGCAGTGTAGGAAACCCAACTCCCGTGCCATGTGGTTCTACACGGACATGAACCCGTACAACCCCTATGAGGAAATGAAGAAAACCCTCAAAGGCGAAAACAGCATACAGATTAAGCTGCGGGCGTATGGGTTTGCGGAGAATTTGTCGGGGAATCAGTTTCCAAAGTTTTGCGACTCACACATTCTGGAAGCCGACAAAATCCCCGAACACGGAACCAACTACATGGCAGTTGACCCGGCTTGGAACCGGAACTGGTTTTGCCTCTGGATTCGCGTGGACGACCGGGGGCGCAAATTCGTTTACCGAGAATGGCCAAATCGTCACGACTATGGGGAGTGGGCAGTGCCGGGGGAGAAGATGGATGGAAGTCCCGGCCCGGCGCAGAGTGTTGGGGCTGGGCGTGGCCTACCCGAAGTGAAGGAGATTATTGGCGAACTGGAAAACGGGGAGGACATAGAAGCCAGATATATAGACCCCCGCGCTGGAGCTTCGCAAGCCGCTGGGCGCGAGGGCGGCACAAGCATCATTGATCTGTTAGGGGAAGGCGAAGACCCGATGTATTTTGAGCAAGCCGCTGGAATCTCAGTGGCGAACGGACTCACCATCGTAAATGATTGGTTGAATTTTAATCAGTCCGAGCCAGTCACGGCAGTTAATGAGCCAAACCTTTATGTGAGCGAGGAATGCGGCAACCTCATATATAGCTTGCAGGAATGGACTGGAAAAGACGGGGAGAAGGGCGCGAGCAAAGACCCAATAGACACGCTCCGCTACCTTGCCGTGATGGAGCCAATTCATGTGACTGAACTCACGTTTGCCGCGTCTGGAGGGGGAGGATATTGAGCATATACGAACTACCAATTTTGGTGAAGCCAGCCGACGTTGTGAGCGTGACGGGGTTGAGCCGCCGAGAACTACTTTTACTGGAGAAAGCCAAAGTGTTGAGCGTTTTTAGAACGACTGGAAACCAACGCCGCTTCTACCGGGACGAAATAATTAAACTTTTGAAGGAACAAAAAAATGGAAACAACTGATAAGTTGGCGATGGCGAGCGAATCGCCAGACATACGAGAACTGGCAGCGGAATATAGTCGTAGTTTACACGATGGAGAGTCGCTGGAAAAAGTGTCTGCCGTAGATGATGTGCGTTATACGCGGTGGGAAGGACAGACGGACGATGGGCGCAAGCACAGTGAACACTTGCCCGATGGGGATGAGGCATTCCCGTGGGAAGGCGCGAGCGACACCCGCATCCCACTGGCCGATCAAATCATCAACGACTCCGTGGACGTATTGACCACTGGATTTAGTAGGGCAACGCTGAAGATTGGTGGAACCGAGATAGGCGACGTTGAAACTGCCGCCGTGGCGAACAACATGATGCGGTGGCAGCGCGACACCAAACTCTACCACACGCTAAATCGCGAGGCCGAACTACTGGCCCAGTACGGTCAGCAATATGGTTGGAGCGTTTTGTTTGTTGGCTGGGAGCAGAAAAGTGCGGTTAAGGCGCGGACGCTGACAATGCAGGAGATTGAGCAGTTGGCCGCGCAATCCGAGGGGGAACTTAATGCGCTACCAGAGATGATAGCCGACCCCGAACAGGAAGAACAAGTTGCCGAGATTTTGCAAATGCAGTCGCCGGGGATGAGTATGAAGCGGGCGAGAGAAGCCGTTAGGGAGTTGAGGGAGTTTGGTGAGACGCAAGTACCACAAGCCTACTTGGCCACGAACCAGCCCGTGGTGGCTGCGCTCAAGCCTTGGGAGGAAGTGAGTTTGCCGCCAGAGACGACGGACTTGCAATCGGCGCGGGTTATATTTAGGCGCGTGTTTTTGAACGAGGTGGAATTGCGGGCCAAGATTGTGGACGAGGGCTGGAACGAAGACTGGGTGGACTCGGCAGTTAAGACTGCGGGCAAATCCACGGAGTTCCACGACTTCAGCCAGACTATATCAGACATGACTTCCAGCCACATTGACCGGCAAGACAATCTGATAGAAGTGGTTTACGCATACACCCGACAACTGGACGACAACGGTATACCGGGAATCTACTACACGGTGTTTAGTCCAATGGCGCAGTCGGACGACGAGGGCAACGACACCTTCGCCAAACACGAATTGCTGGATTACGCGCACTGCCGCTACCCATTTGTGGAGTATCGGCGCGAACGCCTCAAACGCCGCATCACGGAGAGCCGTGGAGTGCCAGAGATTTGCAGCACTTGGCAGGACGAAATCAAAACTCAACGAGACGCCGTGTATGACTCAACCAGTTTTGAAACGCTGCCACCAATCATGGTGAATAAGCGGCTGGGTCTTGCGAATAAGATTGGCCCGGCAGTGCAGTTGCCAGTGATGAAGGCTGGAGATTATGAGTTTATGCGACCCCCGGCTCGCCAGCCCAGCACTGCATTTAATCTAATAGAAGCAGTGGAAAGGCAAGCGGACGAATACTTCGGTCGTGCGAACCCGGCAATCGCACCAGCCCAAACCCAACTCAAGCAACAGCGCATGGTGAATAACTGGCTAACCGTTTGGACAGAAGCGTATCAGCAAATGTTTCAGTTGAGTTTGCAATATTTATCGCCAGAGGAAATTAGCCGAATCACTGGAACCGACATAGTGCCGCCGAGTGATATGTACCAGTTTGATTTTGTGTTGAAGTTTGATGTGCGGGAACTGGATACAGACTTCGTAAATTCCAAACTCTCCAACATCGCGCAGTATGTTGTGCCGCAGGATGTGAGTGGAGTGCTGGATAGGAACAAGCTAATCTCCATGATAACGCGGGCTATTAGTCCCGACATTGCGGAGGAACTGGTGATTGACCAAGCCCCGGCATCGCAGAAGATGTACGAGGAAGTGAAGTCGCAAGTTGGTCAGATGATGCTGGGCAACGAACCCTCCTACACGGAGAAAGACCCGGCGGCTCAAGCCAAACTCCAATACTTGCAGGAGATAATGAGCCGCAACCCGAAAGCGCAAGCCGCGCTGGAAAGCGACGAACTATTCGGGCAGTTGATAGAAAACTACACCAAAAACCTCCAAATGTCCGTGATGCAGCAGCAAAACGCGCAGATTGGACGCATTGGAGTCAATCAAATTACATGATGCAAAACCTAACAGTGTTCCAATGGCAGGGTGAAAACCAACTTTGGGACGCTATACTACAAAATCTGGATGCCGCCATTGATGTGGAGTTGGTGACGGCAGTGGGTTCAGAGATCGAGGGCGAGGCGCGAATACAGCAATGTGGTCGAGCCGATGGACTTCTGGACTTCAAAAGTCATTTAGTTGAGTTGCGTGATACTGCGATGGCGAAGCTCAACTAGGTATAGGCATAGGTGTACGTTCCATAGACAGCCGCTCATCCTTCGGGGTGGGCGGTTTTTTTATTTTCAAAAACCCATCAAAACTATTCAAAACTATATAAAACTGCACACATATAGCAGTTAGTTTTCGACTTCCCACTCTCCCCTTCGTTTATAGCGGCTGAAAGGTTTTCTGCGTAAACCTACAAACGCTGCCAGCCCAACTTGCGGGGCTATAAATCAGCATGAGCGATAAGACAATTGCCGACAGTGGCGCGGCACAAGTGGAAGCCACAACGAACATTGGTGAACTGTTGGACACCGATGGTTTAGCGAACCAACTGGAAAGGCTGTTGGATAGCGAACCGGAAGAAGCACCGGCTTCTAACGAAGAAAACGCTAACGAGGAACTTCCTCCCGATGAAGGCGAGTCGAGTGACGCGCTGGAGGATGAGGAAAGTGCCGAAGAAACTGCTCTTTCTCAGAACGAAGATGAACCTGCGGAGGCTGAACCGGCTTTAGACGCAGATGAGGACGATGTGGAGGAACAGGCCGAGGGCGACAACCCCAACAAAGGCTTGTTAAAGCGCATTGATAAACTCACTGCAAAAAGACGGGAAGCTGAAAGCAAAGTGGATTCACTGGAGTCGGAGGTCGCCAAATTACGCGCTGAACTAGACGCCAAGGAGGAACTTCCCACCGTACCAGCAAGTGACGCATCCAATCCATACTCGCACCTAAATTCGGTGCAAGCGGTTGAAAAGGAATTAGATCAAGCCGAGGAAGTATTGGAGTGGTGCGAAGATAACGCTGATGGCGCGGTGGTTAAAAACTCAAAGGGCGAGGAAATAGAATACAGTGCAGAAGATATTCGCGGAGTTAAGAAGAATGCGCGGAAAGCACTCAAGCGTCATTTGCCCAAGCGACTGGAATACTTGAAGGAGGAATCGGAGGTAGCAGGACAAGTGGAGGAAGTCTTTCCATACTGGAAGGACAAGTCTTCACAAAGCTACCAAGAAGCCATGCAAATCCTTCGTAATCGCCCCGATTTGCGAAACCACCCTACATGGAAAGCGGACGTAAGTATGTTTTTGCTGGGTCTGCAATCTTATAGGGAAATGGTGAATAACACTGGAGCGAAAAAGGCTGCGAAGAAGGAAGTGAAGGCTGCGCCTAAACAACCGGCTGCGCCCGCTGCCGCTCCAGCACAGACAAATCCAACTAAAGCCCGTTCAGCCGCCGCTAGGAAGAATTTTGGTTCTGATAAGTCAGTGGAGACTTTGGCCAATATATTAGAATCGGACTATGTATAGTCCAAAATTAGGGGGATATAACAAATGGCACTTCTTTTAGAGAGGGGATATAACGCTACCCAGTCGGGCGGCCGCGAGGATTTGTCTGACCTTATCGCAAATGTTGACGCTAAATCCACCGTTTTCACCAGTATGGCGAAAAAGGGGAAAAAGCCGGGCAACGTGGTGATGGGTTGGCAGATGGATAAATACGAAAACCCAAGCGTGGGTGGAACCGTGGATGGTACTGATGTAGATATGACTTCTGCCGGTAGCTTCACCAACCCGGCTCAAAACCGCGTCTTGATGCAGAACTACGCGCAGATTTTCCGTCGCGTGTTTCGTATTTCGGGCTTGGCAAACGAAATTCAAAATGTGGCTGGCGTAAAGTCAGAACTTGCGAACGGTATTGCCAAGAAACTGGTTGAGATCAAGCGTGATATGGAACAGACGTTCTTGAATGACGCGGACGCTCAAATTGACGATGGGACAGACCCATACCTGACCAAGTCACTGGGGTCGTTTCTTCACGCATCGGGTACTGGTGGAGGTGGATCGGACTTTACTGTTCCGAGTAACTTCCAATGTACGGCAATCGACACGACTGCGTCTGGTTCTTTAACGGAATCAGAGGTTCAAACCGTGTTAAAGAAATTGTTTGAAAACACGGGTGAAATTCGGGACTATGACTTGCTACTGGGAACAGCCCTCAAGCGAGCTTTCACTGGATTCACACAATCTGCTACCGGCACAAATGATCGTCTTGCCATCAAGACCTTCAACCAAGCCGCTGGAGACAAATCCTACATTAACGTCGTGGATGTGTTTGAAGGTGACTTTGGTCGTCTTCGTTTGCACCCCAGCACGTTTATTGCGGAGGGTGGTACGGCAGTAAACTTCAAGGGATACGCGATTCCGTTTGACCAAGTGGAAATCCGTTACGGCAAACTTCCTGAGATTAAGGAGTTGACCGATAATGGCGGAGGCCCGGCTAGGTTGATTGAAGCAGTAGCCGCACTGGTTGTCTACAACCCGCTGGCGTTTGGCTACTTCAACGGCGCAAGCTAATATATGTACGCCCCCGAAGGATTAAGCGATGAAATGGCTTCCCTTGTGGGGGAATCGCTTCGGAAACGGTTGGCTCGCGAACACAATGCTTCGCGGGTCAACCAATCCGATGTGGTTGCTAGAGAAGCGAAAAAAGAATCTCGTACCTCTAGTATAGGCCAACACCGGGCAAGAATTGAATCAACGTCGTATCATTACTGGGGCAAACGCCTTGGATACGATTGCTGGAACGACCGCAAATTCTTAAAAGAATATCTGCGCGACAATCCAGAAAGCCGAGTCAAGTCCGTGAGTGGAAAAACACAAATAGGATACGGAAGTAACAAACCCCTTGGATACTACGACACTCCAGTTGGACGAGTCACCTTCCGTAAAGTATACGGGAGAAATCCGCGAGTAGAGGTAGATGCAAACGCTTGAGTTCAAGTCTGTCCTAAACGGTGTGGCGCAACTAGCCGGGCTGGATAGGGACAATCTGCCTACTCACTTTTTTAAGCAAGTCCGCGACTTGGCAAACCAGCGGCTTGCAGTTGCTTGGGAGACTGAACGCTGGCCGAGCTTGGTACGAGTGGAAAGCGCAACCGTTACAACGGCGAGCGACATAAACACGGCCCCGTACCCGACAACGGCTGGAATGATACTACAAGTATATCAGAAGGAGCCGCGAGCAACGACAAACGCAATTCCAGTAGCCTACTCGCTCTACGACACTGGAACCGCACAACAAATAGTTTTACAGAGCAACGACACGCCAGTTTATGTGGAGTTCAAGATCACGCGCCCAAACCTGACTGGAGACACATTTAGTTCCAGCACAGACTATGCGGTAAACGATCAAGTCTACTACTCCACAACTGGCCAATTTTACGACATGACCACAGATGCGGCGGCTGGAGTTCTCCCAACCGACACATCCAAATGGACAGTTGTGAAAATACCAAAGATTTTTGAATCGTATTTAATACGAGGAATTTATGCTGACTACCTCCGCGCAAACGGCCAACTGGAGATAGCCGCTATGGAAGACAGAACCGCCGAGGCATTCCTAACCGTGGAAGCGGACAAGGTGTATCGGCAACAAGGCCAAGTTAAGAAATTAAATTTTATAGGATACTAAAATGAAGGTACGCGCAGTAGGAGGAAGCCGGGCTATTTCCAGTAATAGCAGCACGACATTTAAAACGTCAGCGTCAGCACTTGCCGCCAACGACTATCGCAAATCATTCACGCTAACCAACATGGCGACTGGAAAACTCTACGTTAATCTTTCCAGCACAACTCCATCGGCTACGGCTTGTCATTTTGTTTTGCCGGGCGGCGGATCAGCGGCAGACGGCACGGGCGGTTCGTTGAACGTAGATGGGTATGTTGGTGCAGTGACAGTTTTAGGCACGGGGTCTGGTGGAAGCTATTCGGTAGTAGAGTTCGTCTAAAGGAGAACAAAACACATGGGAGCAAAATTTAGTAGTGGCGGTGGAGCCACAGTATTTTACGACAAGACGGACACCCCCGGTGAGATTGTCCGCGAGCTAGTTAATAGCTCAGACGGCGCGGGTCTGCATTTTGATGGCAGCGGGAGCGTCAGCGGCACAAGCAATCTTGCGCTTGGTTCAAAATATAGTGCGGAGTTTGTCGTCAATTACACGGGGTCAGACAGCAATCG